AAAATATTCAGAAGTATATTGGGTTCCCTATGTGTTTCTGAAGAGTCCAGAAGGACATATAAAGACGATTGATGGTGAAACAGTCACAAAGAAAGAGTTTTCACACTATCAAAATAATTACGCTTATTGTAAAGACAATCATTCTATATTTGAGAATAAGGTAAAACCAGAAATACAGTTCTTAGCCGAGGAGTATCACCCTATTCCTGACGATGAGATACCTGTCCCGAGATTGAGAAACTATTTCATAGATATAGAAGTAGCTCACGAAGGTGGGTTTCCTCATCCTGAACAGGCAGACCACCCTGTAGTATTGATAACAATTTACGATAACTACACAGGACAATCAGTAACATTTGGTGAAAAAGAACTCAAGAAAAAACTACCTAAGAACGCTATATATCTGGCTTGTGAAACAGAGCAAACGCTGCTGAGGAAGTTTTTTCATTATATAAACAAATTCCCGTGTGATGTAATTTCAGGATGGAACATATGGAATTTTGACTTGCCATACTTGATAAACCGAACGAAAAATCTGTTTGGAAAAGATACCACGATGTATAAGATGCTTTCTCCCATAAATGTCGTTCGGACATGGCAATCAAAAAAATACAATGAAATGAACATTGATATAGCTGGAATGACGATTCTAGACTATATGGATTTATACAAGTGGTATTCACCACATAACTTGGAAAGATATAGCCTTGATTTTGTTGCCAATTTTGAGTTAGAGAAAGGTAAAATAGACTATTCAGAGTTCATTGATTACATGGATTTCTATAACCGAGATTGGGATAAATTTGTCAGATATAATATTATTGACGCAAAACGAGTGTTCCAACTTGAACAAAAACTTGGCTATATTAAACTTGTGCAGTCATTGTCACTTCTAACAAAAGTTCCTATGAAGTATTACGCAGCAATGACTCAACTTCTTGAGGGTGCCCTACTTACACACTTCAGAAGAAACAACATGTGTGCTCCTTACTTTGCCGGTGGGCATCAAGAAACATTTGATGCGGCTTATGTCAAAGAGCCTCAAAGAGGCATCTATGATTGGGTCGTGGATTTGGACATAGCATCATCATATCCTACTGCAATTATTACACTTAACATGTCTCTTGAAACTTACTTTGGACGCATCATCAATTTGACAGAGGAACAGGTTGTCGCTTATACAAAGAGAAGACAGTTTCAACCGTTTGATATGTATAAAGATACAGGTAAAGTATCCTTCAGTGGCTTGAAACTTCAGAAGTTCAATAAGGCACTTGAGAAAGGTCTGTTAGCTGTTGCTCCTTGTGGTTCAGTGTTCACCACCTCACAACCAGGCGTACTTGCCGATGTTGAGCGAAGACTTTTCTCAAAACGCAAAGAAGTCAAAGGACAGATGATTGAGATGAAAAAGGAACTGTCTAAGATGGTTTCTGCATCAACCAAGAAAGAGAAACTTGAAGAAAGGTCACAGCAACTCTTTGACTTACAATGGGCACTCAAGATTCTCTTGAACGCTATGTTTGGTGTAACTGCTGTTCCATACTCACGATATTTCAATACAAATATCGCTGAGGCGATTACATCTTGTGGTAGGGAATCTGTCAAATCAGGTGAGAAGTTTGTAAACTATCTTCTTCAAAGAGATTGGATACAGAATGAATTGTTTCTTACAGCAATGCACGGAATGACCGACAAAACAACTGAAGAGAAAGTAAAAGAAACATCTCAAGAGGACTGGATTGCCTACATGGACACTGATTCAGTCTTTATTAGATTGGGTGATTGGCTTACATTAGTTGTTGGAGATACTTGGACTGAAGCAGAAGATAAGGCAAAAATTAGTTACATAAGAGGACTTTCACATGCAATAGAACAATATGTTGATGGAAGGTGTTACAATGAAGTTCAAAAGCTCGCTTACAACTCCCAAGTTGATGATTTCAGAATCGTTTTCAAACAAGAGATTATCGCAAAGAAAGCTCTATTTGTTAAGAAGAAAAAGTATGCGTATTGGTGTGTTGATGAAGAAGGCGCCCCGGTAGATAAAATCTCTGTCACCGGTCTTGAAATAATAAGGTCAGATTCATCAGAAGCCGTACGAGAGAGATTGAGACATGTCGTTGAAATGATTTTGAAAGATACACCAGAGGAAGAAATCATTGAAACAATTAGTAGATATAAGAAAGAATTAAAGGAAGTTGCTCCTGAAGAAATAGCAGCCAACATAGGTGTAAATAAACTTGACAAGTACATCAAAGATGATTTGACATGGGAGAAAGGAACTCCATGGCACATAAAAGGCGTAGCTAACTATCTCAAATTATTGAAACAATTTGGGATTGAAGATAAGTATGAAACAATAGAGGTGGGTTTAAAGGCTAGAGTGGTTTATGTGAAAAAGAATCCTCTAAACATAGATACAATCACATTTCACAGGTGGCCCACAGAATTTAGTGAGATAGTTGAAATTGATTACGACAAAATGATAGACAAGTTTTTTGTCAAGAAAATCAAGGCTTTACTTGAACCGGCAAATAAAGTTGATCTATTGGAAGGAGAAATGAAGCAAGCTATATCAGCTTTCTTTGGGACATGATAACTAAGGAGAATCACACCATGCCTTGTCCGCCTGAAGAAATATGTTATCTATGTGGACAAAAGATGTTCATGACATCTATTGGGTATGGTGGTGAAGAAACAAGAATAGATTGGAAATGTAAATGTGGTGCGTTAACAACCACTTTGGGTGGAAAGGAGTGTAAAATGACAGCAACAAAAGCGGTCATGGAGAAAAAGCTGTGTATATACTGTAAACATTATACTGATATACTGATGAATTGCAAAAAGGCACCTAGAGGCAAAAGTCCTGTAGATGGTAGAATGAGATATGAGTCGGCCTCAATTCAAAGAGAATATCCGAGTTGGTGGATTTGGAGATGTGGTAAAAAAGGAAGATTTTGGGAGTCAAAAGAATGAACATTAGACAATGGTTTTGTAGTCACGAATGGAAAAAACATTCAGAAGCAGTTTTACCTTCTGCATTTGAACAGACAATGAGAACAGGAGAATTTAGAGTAAATCCTCAATCCATTCAAACTAAGTTGGATGGATGGTTTTTCAAAAAGAAGGTAGTTATTATAATGATTTGTAAGAAATGTAATAAGTTACAGATACACTCAGAGGAAAACCCCTAAAGAAAGGATAGAGAATGAACACAAAACAAACTGCAATTGCTGTGACTGTCATTTTTATGTTTGCTGCCATCTTAGGTTTCTTAGGAATGTCTAAATACAAAAATGATTCCTACAAACATAAGAAACTCCTTGAGGCATGTTTAAGTGAAAGGGATGACTGGCAAAATGCCTATGCTTCCTTGAGTAAAACAGACCTTCTACCTATCATTCATAGACTCCAACCAAGACTTGATGAGAAAATAGCCATTCAAATAGAGGCATCGGTGTTATTATATTCAGCTAGATACAAATTACCTCCAAGGCTTATAATTCATATCATGCACAGAGAGTCACGATTCAATCCTTTGGCTAGAAGTAATAAAGGCGCTGTTGGGTTGATGCAGATAAATTTGAAAGCCCATAAAGATGATTTGAAAAAGATGGGAATAACAGCAGAAGAAGCCTATCACATTGGTAACAATATACAATTAGGCTGTAAGATTTTCAGAGAATATTTTGATGAAACACAAGATGTTGAAAAAACTTTAACAAAGTATGTTGGTGGAAATCACGATAGTTATGTTAAAGATATTCTAACAGGCTTCACAAACGAAGCAATCGTAGGAGTTAAAAATGTGCAACGAGTGCAAGAGATTGAAGAAGGAGAATCAGATGTTGAGAGAGAAACTGAGCCTGAGCGAAGTGGAGAACATGAGGAAAAATCATCTGATGCTCAAAACAGTTCTTAATCAACGAGAAAGCATTCAAATGTGGAAAGAGTTAGAAGTTGCTGAAAAGGCTGCTAAGATTGCTGAAAATATAGATTGGGTA